ACCGTATTAAGTGGAGCTAAATTTTTCGTTTCATTATATCCAAGAACATACAAATTTATTGAATTTGGAGCCACTGGATCCGATACATACGATCTATTATTGAATGGATTCTCGTCATTGTTAACCGTTAGTGATCCTGAATCTTGTAGTCCAATTGCGTTTATTTGTTCATCACGAACAACAAATACCTTAGATACTTGTCCAAATTTTCCAGGCATTGCTAATGTTCTAACCGTGTAATCTTTATCCGTTACTACCCGATTCTGTGCATTAAAAAATGCTAACGCATTTTGACGTATTTCTTCCACCGTTTCTGCGTCACCGCCACCACGAGCTGGTTCTTCATTCAATATTGAGATATTTGAAACTATTTGATTGAATAACCCTTGTTCCGATGTCGTATAATCCGCTACAGTATTTTGTATATTAACAAAATCAACTTCGGTTATAGTATTTGATGGTACATTTGACTGTACTCCACCACCTACCAAATAAGTTACCGTTAACGTTGTATTTGCTGGGGCTATGCCGAATGTATCGGATGATATAAAATCAGATGGATCCAACGATGTATTTGCAATTGATTGATTGTACTTAGAATTTGCTACTTGGGTGGCATTCATTGTTAGTATTTCATCTTGCAAATTATCCGTTCCCGAACCGAATAACAATTCTAATTTAGAATCTGTATTTATTCTGGTTACGAATCTTCGTGGACGTTTTTTTAACACTGCAATTTTTGCAGGGGACAGTGATCCAGTTGGAATCGTTTCTGTGGAGAAGAATCCATCATTGTCTCGTATTAATGGGTTTCTTTCTTCAAGAATTAGATCTTGTCCTAAATAATCAACTTCGTACCAATTATTACCGTCAGAATCAATTACACTTTGAATTGATACTATATCATTCTCTGGTAGTTCTATTTTTGAAAATTTTTGTGCTGATCCAAATGTAAATTGTGCAGTTTTTATGTCTGCACCAACCAATTTAATTTTTTTAGACGCCACATACATGGTTGGAGCATTATTTGCGTCTCTAGCCAATACTCGCAACGTTCTATCGGTTGGGTCGGCGAAATCCACATCAACCATTGACCGAAACGTTTGTGTCGGTGGTGTATTTGTAGAGAATTTTGAATTGGTCAATATCTTTAAAAAATATTTTTTGTCTGGTTCGTACTTATTTACCGCACCCAATGCGGGAACCATTTGATATATGGTTGCGTCTGTGGTAGCCACTGACGTAAGTCTGGGTTTATATCCCAGTGCTTGTGCGATGGTAACGACATTTGGTCGTTCACTAGCAAACAGTAGTAAGTTTTCTTTAAATTGTTTATCTATGTAAAACGAAAGTACGTCTCCTACATATGACGCCATTTCAATAAACATCATGCCGGGGGATGCTTCGTTAAAATCCGTGTAGGTATTGGGATAGTATGCTTTTGCAAATTCAATCAAATTTTGACGAAATTCTGCAAAATTTTTTGCCAGATAATTTACGTCTTTAAAATTAGGATTAAATTTTTTTGTAATTGATTGATTTACCGCCATTTAGTATCTCCTAGAATTCTAGAACAATAGTATCCCGTATATTTGGATTTCTTTTCAGTACATAACCCACGTACAGTCGTATTCTATTGTTATCTAGATCACTTTCACCTGCATTAAGTTCAAACGCTACCAATTCCAAAAAAGGCATCCACCGTTCAATAGCTTGTACAACCGATAACCTAGCTCCCTCAATATTTTCGGGAGTCAATTGTTCAAAGAGATAATCGTGTATACCACACCCAAATTCAGGTTGATGTACACGTTCCCCCTTTCTAGTAAGTATCAAGTTTATAAAGTTTGACTTAACTTGCGTCAATGTATCAAACGATTGCTCAAAATACCCAGTATTTCCTAGTTGTAATGGTAATGTAATACCAATTCCTTGTGCCATATATTATCTCAAGTGATACCCATTTTTTTCATTAATGCAGAGTAATCTTTAGTTACCGCCTTTACTACCTCGGGATCTACATCCTTTGGAGTATTTTCTGGTAATGGTACCACCATGTTGTTTGTCGTTGCTCGTAAAGTCTCGCCATCGTACGAAATCCCCATTAACTCTGCAAGTCTACCTCTGTCAATACTCGGTCGTTTTTGTTGTAATGGAGTAGTTTTGTGTTCACTTAATTGTTTTACTTCGGCGACTGCTTCTGCTAACATTTCTGGGAGTATCTTTTTCACCTCATCCTCGACGATGGTTTTAATGTATGCTTTTAATAATTGCTTATCCATAAAAAAAATCCTATGATGAATTGTTTACCCTAGTGAATTAGGAAAATTTGGTAACCTAGAGGTTATGTTTGATACCGACGTTGGTAAATTTGGAAGATTTGGTAAATTATTTGTTATACTAGATACCGATGGCAACGTTGGTAACGTAGAAGTCAGTGTAGATAAATTCGGCAATCCAGAAGTTAGACTTGATAATGACGGTATATTTGGTAACGTTGGAATTGATAATTTTGGTAATTTTGGTATAGTTCTTGGTAGTCTAACTTTTCCAAAAGGTATATCTGGTATTTTTATCGATGGAAGTTCTGCTGCCCTTAGTGGAAATTTATATGCGTCTATACCTTTTTTTAAATTTTCTTTTCCAAATTTATTTTTTTGTTTATATAATTCTTTTAGTTGTTTTGCAATGACTACTGCTTGTAAAGTTTTAACATCTATAACTGGAAGTTTTGGTAAAGATGGAACTTTTAACGTTTTTAATTGTGCCAAAGTATCTTTTGCAGTTTCTATCGCTTCGTCTTTTACAAATAACGTATATTCTTGAACCTCTGCTTTTTTTGTTAAAAATTCCGCTTCTAATTGCTTTTTTATTAACTCGGGATTTTTTTCTATCGGTAAATTTTTTATTTTGGACACAGATGTTAATTTATCCGCGCTGATTGGCATTTTTATCAGTTCGGTACTTTTATTTGCTAAATTTGTCAATGTTGCTTTTTCTTTGGCTAAATTTATAGCGGAATCAATTGCATCTAATTTCATAATTAAATCACTCCTCTATTATCAGATTAGAAGACCCAATAGAAAATGCGTTAATATTACCATTTATTCTCTCTGCACAACCACTTCGTATTTTTGAATCATTTAACCACTCATCTGTTGCATTATTTTGTAGTAAACTTGCGGCTCGTTCACATATTTTTAATGAAAAAAACTGTTGTATTTCTTCCTTTCCGCCACGAAAAACATCCGGCGATCTATTACTATACGTTCTATCTGTAAATAGTTCTGTATTTTTATACTTAATTACCCACGGACCATATTGTCCCATCGACATTTTAGTCGTAGCATAAAAATCTCCCGTAGGTATTTTTGGTGTTGGTGTTGGCGTGGGCGTAGGTTCTGGGGTAGGTTCTGGTGTTGGTTCAGGTAGAATCTGCGGTGTTGGTACTATCATGGGTAATTCAACGGGAAGTGGTACCACCGTAGATGGTCCTGTATTTTGTGTGGTATTTTTTGGAGTATCCGACAGTGTGTAATACGCTTCATGCAGATTCCATTCATTATTTTCCGTCTCAACTTGTTTTCCAAATTCAAAATCGTTTTTTACTACCGCCAACGTGGAATCTTGATTTACCATAGCAACAAACGCATCATTACTGTTAAATGGTGCACCGGAAAAAGGCAACGGTGTCAATGATCCTATGTTTGGAGAAACCAATTCTGTGTATAATGCCGTTAATGCAGTTACTATTTGTGGCGTAAGTACTCCAGGACCAGTTGCTGTCATCACATGAGTAACCGCAGATGGTCCTGGTACTATTACTGGTGGTATGTTTATTGCTGGTGCGGGGGATCCTACTGATTGGTACGTTGGTATTTGGGGAGGTGTTATTCCCAATCCCATGATTGCTTGTATTAATCGTGCTAAAAATATAGATAAACTAGTACCACCAACCATAGGTTCTACATCGTTTTCTATACCACCAATGTGTATTTTTTTACCAACCAATGAAATTTTTTCTACTGCAATTAACGAAATATCACTTCCCGCTTTAAAGCTAATATCAAGATCGGTCGTTGTGTTAAGATTACGACTTGATAAACAATTAATATCAAGATTTGCCGTAAGGTTTATACTTCCATCCGTATCCAATCCAATTCCATTAAAACTATTCAAATAAATTTCTTCATTTGAAAATAACATAATATGGTTTTTTTTAGAATTAAGAATAATTCTATCTGAATTTATAAATGCTTGTGCTTTATCAAATTTTTGGACTGACAATCCAATTGATCTGTAAAATGATCCCGCATTTATAGTCGTTGGTTGAAACGGGACGGTTTGATCTGCTACCATCCATATAGACGTTGCATCTTTGTTTATATCTTCCAACGTCAACCCAAACTGTCCATCTTTAGTTGAATAATCTTTTTCTAAATCTTTTCCCTGACCAGTCCGTAAAATAATATTTGGCGCCATTCCTTTACTACCTGGATCTATTCTACTTGAACCGAAACGTATAGAATGTCCCATCCGTCCTTGTAAAATTACATCGCCTTCAAACGGCTTTAACTGTCTAACTCTACTATCAGGTTTAAAATATTTTCCAAGCGTTGGTTGAGAGTTTGATATTTCTTTAGTTGTAGAAGTTATGGATTTACTTAGTTTTGTTAGTCTATTATTCAATAGATCATTTATATTTAACGTGGAATTTTCCTGCAGTTTTCGTACTAAATATAATTTTCTTGAATAGTAAAATTCCCCCACAATTTTTTGAACAAGTACCATTTCACCAAGCAAAGGTAATTCTAAAATAGTAGAATCAAATGGAGCAGCCCAACTCAATAAATCATCAGATTTTCCATTATCAATTGCGGGAATTCTTATCTTTATCGTACCAACATTAAACCCATCGGACTCAGAATACCACGGATGTTTGTGATCTAAAATTACGTCAACAACAATCCCCTCATAAAATGGCAATGGTATAGATGTAGCTGAATCCGTGTTGCCCGTCGTGGCAATCAATCCACTAGTATTATTTATTCTACGTCTAACCTTGTCGCCGGTGTGCATATCAACGATTTACGTTCTGGAGTTTTCCGTCTAAATCTTCTTGTTCTGCTATAACCGTTTCAAAATCAGTTTTTATATTATTTAATAATTGCATTTTTTCGTCTTCACTTAACATATCCCCCATTGATGCACCCTTGGTAGATACGGTAACTAACCGTTGTGCTATTTGAGCAAGACGTACTAAATGTTCATCATTTTTGACATTCACATCCAAAAAATCTTTTATAACGGGTCCGAGAACGGCCGCATCTTCTGGAGTTTTGATCAATTTGACAAAACTTGCCACAAATTGATTAATCTGTTCTCGTTTTTTATCTGTATTTTTGTAGATATCCGAAAACAAATCAGCCAGTGTTTTTCCGTCAAAAATTTCCGTGTCAAATGTCATAAATAAATTTTGTATAAAAGTGTCTAATCTATAAATAGTTATTTTTCTTGATTATACACAAAAAGCATGGATGGATCAGATAAATACCCAGACCGACGATACTCTTTCATCTGTTCAAGAACATGTACTTTCATTTTATTGATAACTTTGGTGATATGAACGGTTTTATTATTGGTCATTTCACGAATAAGCACATATAATGCTTTTTTATTGAAATTTTCTATCGTATTTGCCCGTTTCATCAATTCTACTACTGCATTAGCTATTTCTCTATCACGTTTTTTCTTAAACATTCTGTCCAGATTAAAATCCCAGTATTGTATTAGTAGTTCTACAAAATCACTTGTATCTCGTTGCGTTGATTCTACATCCGGTTTAGTGGTCAATACCTCTTCTAATAAGAATGATTCATCGTTTGATGAGTCTGCTAAATATGTAGACCGTAATTCATCTTTATAAGAATTATTGTTGTGTAATACTAAATAATTTTTAGCTACTACTGAAAAGTACGAAAATGCCTTTCCTTTATCTTCTGTAAACTTATGTAAATTAAGTACGAGAAATGATACTACTTGATTCTTAATGTCTTCAAAATTTCCATCTATATAAGGAAATTTAAATCTATTAATTATATTTTCTGCTAATTTATCAATTGGTGCGTGTATTCGTTCTCTAAATATTTGATCTCTTTCCTCTTGATCGGAAGATTTATTGTATTCTACAATTGCTCGTTCCGTATCTTGGGTGAAATATACCTTACCTAACTTTGCACGACGAATTTCTAGGTCAGTCTTCTTCTTCATTTTGCTCCTTTCCATAAATTATTGGACGAAGCGTGAACAGTATGTCGGACATTTGCCTAAATACCGTCCCCACTTCGTCATCTGATTCAAACATTTGTTTTTCGTCCAATGCACGCATCGTATGGAGTACAAAAGACAATGAAGTATAGAATTCCTCTATACTCTTTTCATATATTTCTAATTTTTTTAGTAAATTGTAGGTTGCATACCCTAAACTTAGACACAATAAACTTAAAATTGTAATAACGATTATCATTAGATCTCTGGTAGGTGGAAATTGCTGAATTTTGCCATATATTTTGCTACCGTTGTACCATTTGCATCACTTCTATTACTTCCATTACGAAAAAATGCCTTTACCCCTTCACTTCCAGCAAAATGTGCTCCTGCAAGAATACCTGCGCGGGTAATTTTGACTCCATTGACCATTTTTCCACTATACCGATTGATATACCATGACAATTCACGATGATTGACCTTCATATATCGTAACATCACCGTATCCTGAATACGTCTATTGTTCAAAAACTGTTGTTGCGTTACCCGAAACCCTAATACCCGTACGGTTGATGGACTAAACTGATATCGTCCCATCATTCCGAACTGATTAACCGTTCTGTGGGTACCGCCAGGTGTCTCAATTGACGCAATGCGGTCCATAAACAGTTCAACCGGTGTAGGTTTAGACTTCGGAATTGGTGTAACAGTAACATTTGGAAACATATCCACAATATACACAGAACAAATTAAAAACACAAGTACCAAAATAAGTTTTTTCATAAATTCCTCACAGAAGGTGGGGACGGGCCTCGTTCATTCCGGCGTTTGTGACTTGTACATAGTCTGGATTGAACTCTGTTAGATTGTTTGCTCCTGCGTACGATAGTGCAGACCGCAGACCATCCAACAACCCCTCCACAACGAATTTCACACTACCCTTGAACGGAACGATAGTAGACTCACCCTCTACATTTCGGGTAGCTTGACCGTGAACCGTCTTCGTCTCCAATGAAGCAGCCCCACGATATCTCTTATATAACCCATTTTGCTTCTCAATGATTGCTCCAGGCGCTTCCTTTGTACCCGCAAGGAGAGAACCCAAAATAACCGAACTTGCCCCAACTGCTAATGCCTTTGCGATGTCTCCGCTGGTCCGAATACCACCGCAGGCAATAATTGGAACCGATACTGAGTTAGTACACTGTTCAATTGATGTAACGTTAGGTACTCCAAAACCTGTTTTAATACGTGTCGTACAAAGTGATCCTCCACCAATACCGACCCGAACTGCATCAGCCCCCCAATCGTGAAGATCCATTGCGGCTTGAGCTGTCGCAACATTTCCTGCAATAATATCCACGTGTGTTGGTAACCGATACTTCAAGGTATTAATTGCCTCTTTAACAAATTTGTGATGTCCGTGTGCTACGTCAATTAATATAACGTTTGCTCCAGCAGAAACAAGGGCTTGTGCTCGTTCAACATAATCACCATTTGCTCCAATTGCTGCCATAACGGGAATTACTTCAGACTGCATCAGAAAAAAGGTATGTAGTTTTTTTGCTACCAACATAACTTCATTCATCTGTTCCGTAATGGTATTGAAACGATGAATACATCCGACTCCACCCAATTCTGCCATTGCAATAGCCATTTCACTATCACACACGGTATCCATTGGAGAAGCAATCAATGGAACCCTAATACTATAATTATTACTTAATTGAGTTGTTAGGTCAATTTTTTGACGACTCTCAATCTCGCTATACCGTGGAATTAGTGTAATATCGTCATAAGTAAGTGCTTGTCCTCTCATGATTACCTCTGAATTGTTGCGTAATAATCGTTTTGCTTTCGTTGCCGATCAGTATCCTTGATATGATACAGCGACCATTCTTCTTCCGCAGGAAGTGGGGCCATCGTTTTAAATCCGACGATACGTTCATGCACCTTTCCTTCCCAACGAATATCAGGAGAATTTCTATACAAACGGGTCTGATAATCTGGAAACATGACCCATCCATGTTCGTTCACTTGCCAACCCCAACGTTTAATATCCTCGTCCGTTAATCCATTAACCACATTAACCCGAGGAATAAGAAACAAATCAATATCGGTATTATTGTCAACGATGTCATGAAGGTATGTTAGCAAGTTAGAATGGAACGTTTCATCTGCATCAATTTGAAAAATATAATTACCCGAGCACTGCTCTCCCAAGAAATTTTTATGAGCAGCAAAGTCATTATCCAGTGCATGATTAAATAATTTAACGCCTCCAGATCGTTCATATCCTTCTAAAATATTAACAGTAAACGGATCGGTGGAATTATCGTCAACCACAACAATTTCATCACCAGTCTGTTCGCAGAATGGGACTAGCTGATCAAGTAAATCTTGAATATATTGTCCTTCGTTGTGTGTAGTAATGGCGAACGATATCATAGAAACTCCGAGATTTTATGGTCTTCTTCTGGCTGGTATAATGTCCAACCTTTGTGACTTTTACGTGTTTTGTTTATTACATCCGATAAATTACCCGCATGTAATTTATGTAAGTTGGCAAATTCTCCAATTCCATGAATATGGATAATTTCTCCCGTTGGAGATACAAGTATTGCATCTTTTCTTCTTTTATAATGTCCATCTTTCATTTTTTGACGCCATTCAATATCCTGTGCTCTTTGTCTTCCTAATTCTTTTAGTTTCCTACGCAATTCTGGATTTTGTGAGTTTTTTTGAGCCGCTTCTTTATTTTTCCTACGCCATTCCGAGTCTTGTGCTCTTTTTTGCATTTCTTCTTTATGCTTTCTTTTCCATTCTGGGTTTTGTGAATTTTTTTGCATTGCTTCTTTATTTTTCTTACGCCACTCTGGGTCTTGTGCTCGTTTCTGTGCGCGTTCTTTATTTTTCTTACGCCATTCTGGATTCTGCGCCATTCTCTTCATGCCTTCTTTTAGCTTACTATACCATTCATCACTGGAATATATTTCTTGCATTTTTTTTAAAAACTTGGGATTTTTCCAAAGATTTTCTGAAAATTCTTTTGTAAATCCTCTTCCCCCTTCTACCATATTCGCAAGGTTTTGAAGTCCCACCTCTTCAATCAATTCACGTTCTTTATTAAAGGCTTCTTCCTCGGAAAGATTTTCATGAAGTATCTTTACAATATATCCGTGTTTATTAACCGTGTTATTCCAGTGGTCGTTTCTACGTCTTTTTTCCCAGGCACGTTTACCAATACCTTTTCCAATATAAAAAAGTTCGCCGGTATCCGCTTTATAATGACCGTATACATATGCATTATTTTCAGACATAATTTAACTTACCTCGGCGGTGGATTATACTTCTTCCATCCTTTATGATGTAATAATTTACCAGAATTAACTTCATACATCCCACTCCTTGATAAGTTATGTTCTTTACAGAAGTTTGTCAAGTTTATAACAGGACTGTAAATTTCTCCTGCAGGGCTTATGAACCCTACATAAGTTTTTTGTAATTGTAATATTGTTTTATTTTTTGATTGTTCAGAATTTCTAGTTTGCTTAATTTTTTCAATTCTGCGTTGTCTAGTTTCTGGATTATTCCAACTATTCTTCGCATTTTCTGCTTTCATTTTTCTGAACTCTTCTGAAGAATTTCGTTCTATTGCTTTTAATCGTAGTTTTTCTTTAACTTCTGCACGACTGTTTACTTCTTTTGCAATTTGTTTTCTTTTTTCTCGGTTTTCTGGTAGTTCGTAGTATACTTTTACACGAGAACTCATTAATTCTCGTTCCTCATCAGTATAAATTTTACCAGACACGCCTTCACCGCCATCGGTTAAATTTACCAATTTACCCGTTCCCAAATTTCTACGACCATACTCATTTATTAATTTTTGTTCTAGTAATATAGATTGTTCTTCGGTTAAGTTTTCTTCTACAATTTTAACGGTAAAACCATGTTTGTTTACTACATTGTGCCAGAACTTATTTCTACCCGACAATTTGTATGCTCGTGACCCCTTCCCTTTTCCTATATAAAAAACTTCGTTGGTATCTTCCGTGAGGTGTAAATAAACATAAAACATACTCAATCTCTAAAATAAAAACCCCCTACTTTCAACCAATAGCGATTGCGGCGCGATTGACATACTCATAGGGGGTAAATTTATACTGTTGTAGAGAATGCCGCAATCACTCGTCTACCCCTATAAATAGTAGGAATTTATGTTTTATTTACAATTTCAAGGTATTTAAACAATGCTAACTCCTTCTTTTTGCACTCTAAATCCACATCAATATCCAAACCATAATCATTAATGCGAGAAAACACATAATCGGCGTGAGCACGAGGATTACCAGAGACAGCTTCATTAATATTTTTAGATTCGCTGTAGTGAAAAAGCGGCTTAATTCCTTTGGGCCACGTTCCTGCTGCGATACGAGCCGCGTCTTGTGATGTCCATCCATCGGGGTGAAATTCATGATGAAAATAATCAAAGGTGATAGGAATATCAATTACACTGTGTAGATAGTGATATAGTTGTCGTACAGAAAACGCATTTTCCTTGTCATCGTTTTCTACAACCAATCGTGACTGACAATTTTTAGACAGTCTGTGGTAATTGGAAATCCACCGATATGCCACGTCTTGTGAAAAATTCATACCGACATGGATATTGATTGCGTTGTATGGAGTGTTACTAAGTCCCATCATATCAAAAACTTTAGAATGAAGTTCTAGGTCTTTGATGGAATTAAGTACAACGGATTCCTTCTCCGATCCCAACTTGACAAAATGATCGGGGTGTGCCGTGACACGTTGCTTTGTGGATGTGGCAAGAATACTGGCATTTACCAGTGTTCGTGCAATTTCGTTGATGTGCGGAAGGTCGTACAGATCATACTCCGTACCCCACGGGAAAATACCCGACCCCATTCGGAATACCGTGATGTTATTATCGGCATTCCATTGTAAGATTTTTACAAGATCACGTGCATTAGCAAGGGCAAGTTCAGACGCATACTTCAAACCTTTTTCTTTGAAGGTGCGTTGAATCATTCCTCGTCCAGTACTAATCTTCTGTTTTTGTAATGTAACATTAATACAACAATAACCGACGTTATGTGGCATATATGTAACCTTTGGTTGGGATACTATCAATTTAACACATTAACAACAAGTTGTCAAGTATTATCTTTTATTTATTACGTTTTCTTTATATAGTTTTGCTAATGGGTTATTAATCCATTTACTTGTATCATCCCAATTAAATGAAGATTCCATCCAATCGGGTATACCGTTTCCATTCAAATCTAAATATTTGTCTAATATTTCTTTTTCCGTTACCTGTTCTTCTACAAATATATTATCTTGTTTTAATGGTTCTTCCACCGTGTATATTTTATATGGTTCAATTTGCTCTTCGTTTATAACAGTAGTGACTTCTTTAAGTGTAGGTTCTGCTGGTTGTAGTATCGGCTCTTCCTCACGTTTAGTATTATTTTTTATTAGAAAATTAACTGCAATTACTAATGCTACCGCTAACGGATCAAAAACTAATACAATGACGAGCGTAAACCATTTGACCACCGTATCAAGGTCAGTGCCCAATACTTTTGCAATATAGACGAAAGTGCCGATATCACCGTTTGTTTCAATTTCCACACGTTTGCTAATACTGATGCCATTGAGACTATCCCTCTGAGCTGAAAGGTTTGAAATTTCTTTTTGTAGTGTCGTAACATTTTTATCCGCTTGATTTAATGCGTTTTGTGCCGCACGAATGGTAGAACTATTTCCTGTCGTGGATTTAGATACCATATTATCCAAACGAGTTTCTTGTTGGTTCCGTAAACTTATTAATTGATTAAGACGGTCTTCTTTTCGTTTGATATCCTGTTCTACACTACCAACCCGTCCTTGGACTGTTTGGATGTCAGCATTCAACGCTAATGGGGTTGCAGACACCTTAGCGTAAGCTGACGAGAGGTATCCGTAAATACCCGCAGACGTAATAACCATTAATATTAGAGCAGCAACCGATAAGTAATATTTAAGAGTTTTTGGAATCTCTTGCCAGTATTGATATAAAAATGATATACTAACAATCTTTCCCAATTCCAGTGCTGCCGCCATTACCCCCGCACTTAATGCAGCTCCCGCAAATAATTTTGCAATCCCTGTGACCGAAAAAACTGCGGCACAAAGTGCGACAAATGTTGCGGTAAGTGAAGTGATGGTAATTAATGATTTTCGTGTATTCATATATGTCTCAAGCGAAACACGACTAGAGAACTTGTGCTCCCTAGTCGTGCTGATTCTCCATAGTAATAAGGGTTACTAGTTGAACATAACTTTTGAAGGATCACCCCCTCGTTAGTAAGTTATGTTAATGGTGGAACAACCGCAATTACAATCATTACATCCACACATACTAGACCTCCATTTTTTAAGTTTTAATTACTTGATTACCACAGTCTTCGCTTTGTTCTCCTTAGTTTGAACTTTACGTGGAATAGTAATATGAAGTAACCCATTATTGAAAGACGCATCCACCTTATCTGGATCCAGCTGATCAGTGAGTCTAAAAGAACGACTGAACGAGCTACGCTTCAATTCACGAAGTAGATAAACAGATTTATCAGTTTGCTCACCCTGCTGTGCGGTCTTTCCAACAATACTTAGAACATCGTCCTCAATCTGAATTGAGATGTCCTCTTTGTTATATCCTGCAATTTCTGCTTCAATTTCAACTTTATCATCCGATGCTAACACATTAACCTTTGGGTATGCTGCTTTTGCAAATGGTTCAATTCCAAAATTCTTGTAGATGTCTGGAAACTGTCCACGAAACGCGTCATCAAAAAACCTATCAAATGTGTTTAAAAGATTATCACGGTTGAATTCCAATTCCTTTTCAATAACCGATTTTGGTACCCGTTGTACTGTCCACTTTGTCATATACTTCTCCTTGTATAAAGTTTCCGTTTCCACTATTGGATAACGGTGGTAGGAACCCCGAAGGCGTCCCTAAAATAAATATGTTGTAATGTTAAAAACGTGTATTGTCGTTTTCCACTGAGCAGGCCATGTGGTCAGCCCAGTGAATAATTCGTGGAAGATTCGTTTTCATTGCATACGGAGCAAAATTAATAAGGTAACTCTTGGTTCCTTCGTCATATAGACCATCGGACAACTTAATACTCAACCATTCATTCTGTGTAATCTGAATATTAAACTTCTGGAGTAGGAATAGTGCCCGATCCGTCACCTTAAAATATTGTACATTATCATTCAACTTGTACATTTCCCCACGCTTACGATGCCAGTCGGAGTCTTGATCTACGTAGTGCGGACCTTCATCGGGGTTCCCCAACTTTCCAAGATCGTGATGGAGTGCGGCAAAGATAAGTTCTTGTTTGGTAAAATTAACGTCTCCATCCAACGTTTTATATAGCGAAGCCATTTTTAGTGCAGTGTCGGTTACACGAAGTACGTGATCAATATAACCACCCGGCCAAGCGTTGTGAAAATGAGCTTTTCCAGAAGCTGGAGCCATCATCAGTTCGTCTTTCATCACATCGTACATTGCTCTTAACTGTTCGGCGCGAGGGTCTGCGTCTACGTACTCCATGAACTTATTATAATTTTTTTCAATAGCTTCTTCGGATGTAACTGTTTGGATAGTAAACATTTTGATAACCTTTTTTAAAGTTTAAGACAGTTGATACATAGATAATTTCTTTTGACTATTTTTCATCCACAATTCAAATAATGTTGGTGTAACAGGCTTCTTTGCTAAGACAAGGTTTGTATCTTCCAACAAACTATCTGCCTTTTTGTTATTACACGTCGAACATGCAGTAACTAAATTGTCCCATGTGGATTTGCCTCCTCTACACTCCGGCATTACGTGATCACGTGTTAAAAACTCGTTACTACGTAGTTGTGCCTTTGGTCTATTACAATACTGACATGTATAGTTGTCACGTATAAACAGATTACGTTGACTTAGTGCTGCTGACGTTCTGAAGATTTTTCTTCCCCGAACAAACATTTTTAATGCAACGATAATTGGTACTTTAAATGTTTGTCTTGGAGATCGTACTTCCAAATGTGGATGTTCTTCAACAATAACCGCCTTTCCTTCTAAAATCAAGAGTAACGCACGTTTTGACGTTATAATAGATATTGGTTCGTATGTAGAATTGAGAACAACGCACCGTGTTGTTTCAAACTCCATAAATCAATCCTCTAATTTAGTAGATTCTTTAATCAATTTATAAACATGATATTGATCCATAACATTTTTTGTTTTTTGTGCATATTCATATTCTTCTGCTTTTACAAAGATGTTAAATGCGTCTTCCAATGTCTGTAGTACTTTGTCCTTGGGTACCCACGCAAACATCGTATTATCTTCAAATCTGAACAGATACACTCGTTCTTCTTTGTCGTATAAACATCGTTTAATTTCACGAACAATATACTTGTACACCAATACTTTGTTTTCAGTTAAAAACTTGTCCCAAACGACTGCTGACTTACTTGGCAGTACGAGCATTCTTACGTCCTCTTTTTACTTTAGTCTTTGGAATCTTAGACTTTGAAACCTTTTTTGGCTTCACGATCTTAGATTCCTTAACTATAGGTGTTGACTTTTTAAGAGCTTTTTTCAAGTCAGCAATTTGCTTTGGGTCGGTTACTTCCTTGCCTTTAGAATAAACCACCCCTTCATGTTCAAAATATTCCTTAAAGTGCCAACCACGTGGTCTTGGAGTTACACTAGTACGTTCTTTCTGGTACCCTTGCGGTGGAGCAATCATTTTTTGTACACACGTTGCACACGTGACACGGCTAATATCACTTGGAACTTCCACATCTTCATTTCCACATTCGCTACAAATCAAATAATGACGACCACCCACCTTACGAATTTCTGCTTTAGATAACTTTTTGATCCGACGCTTGAGTGCCATATTATCCTCGTGCTTTCCAAAGTCTGTATTGTTTATTCCACCGAGCTTCTAGAAATTTTATTTTGTTCTTTGCCCAACTTGGAGAGTCTAATTGTTTAACGGCTTCATTCAGTTCTATCAGTTGAGCACGTGCGGCAAACAACTGTGCCAACGTTTTTGCTTCTACGATCAACTTCATAACTTTCACACATTCGGATTCAATATATTCTTTTTCTGTATCTGTTCCGAATATGCTTTTAAGGTAGTGTTTAATTTCCTCATACATTGTTCACTCCGACAAAATGTAAACACCAACCGTTGAGTGGACGTGGCGGGAATCGAACCCGCGTCCGGTGTTGCTTCCTATTAAGATTTTATGTACGTAGTTCCTTGTAAAGTTTCATTCACCGGTTGTCAAGG